CATCAATTAAAACAGTAGATTTTACAGCCACATCAGGCGTAGGATATTTTGTAGATACAGCAACAACAGGAGCAGTAGAAGTAACTTTACCTGCAGCCCCGGCAGCGGGAGATGTAGTTGGAGTTGCTGATTATGCCAACAATTTTGAGACAGCTAATTGTACATTAAATAGAAACGGTCTTAAAATTGGTGGGAATGCAACCAATTCGGTAATGTCAACAAATGGCGCGGCAGTTACATTAGTTTATGTAGATGTTACTAAAGGATGGATTGTAACAGATTCTGGAAATCAAAGTGATGCTCCAGGTCCATTGTATGTTACAGCCACGGGTGGTTGTATTACTACTACTGGAAATTATAAAATTCATACATTTTATTCACCCGGAACATTCTGTATTTCTTGTACAGGTAACTCAGCCGGTTCTAGTCAAGCAGAATATTTAATTGTTGGTGGTGGAGGAGGAGGTGGAAACTATGGAGCTGGCGGTGGTGGTGCCGGAGGTTATAGAGAAACTCCTGGTACAAGTGCTGGCAGTTATACTGTTTCCCCTATTGCTGGAAGTGTTGCAGTTTTATGTGCAACAGCTTCAGCTTTTCCAGTTCAAGTGGGAGGTGGCGGCGCTGGTCGTAGTACTCCAAGAGGCAATGCAACTAAAGGGTGTGCTAGTTCTTTTAATGGAGAAACGTCCACAGGTGGAGGTTATGGAACAGGTGCTAATGACACAGCTGGTGGTCCAGGTGGTTCTGGCGGCGGTGGTTCGGGAGGTGGGCCTCCAGGTACTTCTAACCCAGCTTCAGGAGGTACAGGAAACCAACCCGTAACATCTCCAGCTCAAGGAACTAATGGTGGTAACGGATATGATGGACAAGTTTCAAATACACAAGGTGGTGGCGGTGGCGGAGCTACGGTCGCCGGTTCTAATGCATCTAATGCAACAGGAGGCAATGGTGGCGCTGGAGCTGGAACAGCAATTAATTTAACTACAATGCCAGCCCCAAGTCCTACTCCAAGTGCACAAATTGGAACCCCAGGTCCAAGTCCAGCAGTAAGATATTTTGCTGGAGGTGGAGCAGGTGCAACAGACAATGCCGGAGGTCCCGGTGGAACAGGCGGAACCGGTGGAGTCGGCGGTGGAGGATCAGCCCCTGCGATGACTGGGAGCTGTTCTGGAAATCCAGGAACAATTAGTACAGGCGGTGGCGGTTCTGGAGCAGGTGGAGGAGATAATCCTTCTGTTAATGGTGGAGCTGGTGGAAGTGGTATCGTAGTAATAAGGTATAAATATCAATAATATTATGCATTTACACAACTTTAAAATTAATATATAAGGAGAAACATATGGCACACTTTGCAAAAATAGGAATGAATGGAAAAGTTATCGGCGTCTTAACGATGGGTAACGGAGATATGCTTAACGCTGATGGCGTGGAAGATGAATCAGTAGGACAACAATATTTAGAAAAACACAATAACTGGCCTGCACCAATGTGGATTCAAACTTCATATAACACATCCGCTAATCAACATAGACTAGGCGGAACTCCCTTCAGAGGTAATTACGCTGGTATTGGTTATGAATGGGACGAAGATAATAATATCTTTTGGCCTAAAAAACCTTTTGCATCTTTTGTAAAAGATACGGCAACTGCAACTTGGAAATCACCAATCGGTGATGCTCCCGCTTTAACAGCAGAACAAAAATCACAAAATCAAGCTGGTACTCATTATTGGATGTATGATTGGAATGAAGCTGGCCAATCTTGGGACTTGACAGATCATAAAGCATAAATTAAAAAGGTATGTGGTATGCAAAAGAAAATCTTATCTGAAATAGATTTACATTATGGCACTATTGATATGCCTAAAGGTTTTGAAATAGACCGAGACACACTTCAAAAAGATATTTTATCATCACAAATTAAAGATTCAAAATTTCCATTCTCAAGAGATTGGGATAAATTAAATACATATATGCGAGAGCATATAACTGTAGAATACGGTTTTACTTTAGTGAATAAAGAAACGTGGGGTAATGCTTATAAACCAAAAGAACTTTCTATTCCTTTATTAAACATAGATCCAGTAGACCTTAGAAATTCTCCTGATTATACTTTTCTTTATGGAGTAAATGTTAAAGACTGCAGCGTTCGGATTCATTATGATTCAAACAGAAGAGCGGGAAGAAGTTGGGACATACCTTTAGAAAATAATAAATTTATTATGTTTCCTTCTACTCAAATGTATTACATAACAAATAATCAAACAGATTCTTTAAACTTTATACAAACTATCACTTATGAATTTATGTAAGAATTTTTTACCTAAAAAAATATTTAAACAATTAAAAAATGCTATAATGTCAGATTGTTTTCCGTGGTACTATAATGACGATATACTTGAAAGTAAAAAAAGTACAAATTTTCAATTTACTTTTACCTTTTTAACAAATAATGAATATCAGTGTTGGGGAAGATGGCAAGATGTTATGATTCCGGTATTAAAACATATTAAACATAAAAAAATAAATAGAATAAAAGCTAATTTATTAACAAGAACCAATAAAATAATAGAACACGCATATCATATAGATAAAAAATATGGAAGAACTGGTATTCTTTATATAAATAATTGTAATGGTTATACTAAATTTAAAAATGGAAAAAAAATTAGAAGTGAAGAAAATAAATATATAGAGTTTAATTCTGATTTAGAACACGCAGGATCATCTTGTACAAATAAAAAAAGGAGAGTTGTAATAAATTTTAATTATGAATCTATCTAATTATTTCTGGTATTTTACTTCAGCTTTAACTCCTAAGTTCTGTGATGATGTTATTAAATATGCATTATCAAAAGAAGAAGTAATGGCTAGAACGGGTGGTTATGGTGATAAAAAATTAAACAAAGAAGAAGTAAAAAATTTACAAAAGAAAAGAAGATCTGATTTAGTTTGGTTAAATGATAAGTGGATATATAAAGAATTACATCCTTATGTTCATGAAGCCAATAGAAGTGCGGGTTGGAATTTTGAATGGGACTGGTCTGAGTCTTGTCAGTTTACCAAATATAAATTACACCAATACTATGATTGGCATACGGATCCTTGGGATAAACCTTACAAAAAAAAAGAAGGGGATCCCGATCATGGCAAAGTTAGAAAATTATCTATGACTTGTCAATTAACAGATGGATCGGAATATACAGGCGGAGAACTAGAATTTGATTTTAGAAATTATGATCCAAATATGAGAGACGAAAGTAAACATATAAGAACCGTACCTGAAATATTACCTAAAGGCTCTATCGTAGTATTTCCTTCACACTTGTGGCATAGAGTTAAACCAGTAACAAGAGGAACAAGATACTCACTTGTTGTGTGGCATTTAGGATATCCGTTTAAATGAAAATTTTAATAGTAGGTGGGGGAAGTGCTGGGTGGATGACTGCGGCTACATTAGAATCTCAATTTCCAGATTATCAAATATCTTTAATAGAATCTAAAAACATATCTACGGTAGGTGTAGGAGAAAGTACTATTGCTCAAATTACAGCCTGGATGAGATTACTTAAGATTAAAGATGAAGATTTTTTAAAGCACGTAGATGGGATTTATAAATTAAGTATAAAATTTACAGATTTCTATAAAAAAGGAGAGGCTTTTCATTATCCTTTTGGAATTCCTCCTACACAAGATACACGGGCAGGAACAAATGATTGGTGGTTTAAAAAAATGTTGAACTCAGAAACTCCTTACTCTGATTATGCTGATTGTACATATCCTTTACAAATGGCTTATGTTAATCAAAATAAATTTGATAAAAAAGAATGCACTTATGCTTATCATTTTGATGCTACTCAATTTGGATTATGGTTAAAAAATAATTATTGTAAAAAAATAAAACATATAGTCGATGATGTAGTATCAGTTGAACAAGATGAAACTGGAATTACATCTCTCAATAACAAATACAAAGCAGATTTATATATAGACTGTACCGGCTTTAAGTCTTTGCTTTTAGGAAAATCTTTAAAAGAACCTTTTGAATCTTATGCAGATATACTTCCTAATGATTCTGCGTGGGCTACAAAAATTAAATATAAAAATAAAGAAAAAGAATTAGTTCCTTACACTAATTGTACAGCTATTGAAAATGGTTGGGTCTGGAATATTCCTTTGTGGTCACGAATTGGAACAGGATATGTTTATTCGAGTAAATTTGTTGATGATGAGACAGCCTTAAAAGAATTTAAAAAACATTTAGGACAAGAAGATTTAGAATTTAAAAACATAAAAATGAGAGTTGGTATACACAATAGACTTTGGGTTAAAAATGTTGTTGCTATTGGCTTGTCATCAGGATTTATAGAGCCTTTGGAAAGCAATGGTCTGTTTTCTGTTCATGAATTTTTAATTTGTTTACTTAAAAATTTACAAAGAGAAAAAATATCTCAATGGGACAGGGATAATTTTAATTATCAATGTAAGCATATGTTTAAAAATTTTGCAGAATTTGTCGGTTTACATTATGCTTTGTCTCATAGAAATGATACGGAATATTGGAAACATTGTGGTAATAAATGTTGGGATGAAACTTTAATAAATTTAAAACCTGTTGATAATATTGGGTTTAAAAATAGTGTTCAAAGAAGAACATTTGAGAATAGGTTTGATGATGTTGCTGGACTTCATTGTATTGCAGCTGGAATGCATTGGTCACCCACTGATAAACAAACCCTAATAGTTAAAGGAAACTATGAAGAAAAAAATCTTCAAAAAGAATTTTCTTTTTGTATAAATAAATTAAATGAAAGAAAGGAGATATGTAACACTTTAGTTAAAACCAAACCTAAGTTGTTTACAGTATTAAACAATGTACATAAATAATTATTTTGTAACACCTATATGGAGTGAAATAAAAAAAGACTTTGTTAAGTCTTTAAATAAAGCCTCTGATCCATATATTAAAGAAGCCAAAAAAAATAAGGAAGCGAAAGCTCATCTTAAAGCTCACGGAGATTTTGGTCGATCATTTCATTCAACTCAATTAATGGGTGACACTCAGTTTATGGATTTTAGAAATTATGTTGGTCAAAAATGTTGGGAGTTTTTAGATCACTCTGGATTTGATATGAGTAAGTATACTACTTTCTTTGAACAATGTTGGGTACAAGAATTTGCTAAGAAAGGTGGTGGTCATCATTCAGCACACATTCATTGGAACACTCACGTAAATGGTTTTTATTTTTTAAAAGCTAGTGACAAAACTTCGTGGCCTGTTTTTCACGAACCGCGAACTGGAGCAAGAACAACTAAATTACATATGAAATCTCAACAAGGAGTATGGCCTGGAACAGAATTAATTAACTTTAAACCTGAACCTGGACTGCTTATATTTTTTCCAGGATATTTAGAACACGAATTTTCGGTGGATTATGGCAAAGCTCCATTTAGATTTATTCATTTTAATGTATCGGCTGTATTAAAGGAGCATGCTAAAGATGTTTAGATTTTTTAATAACGTAGGAATTATTGAAACAACTCTTTCACCTCAAGTTATTACAAAATTAAATACTTGTATTGAAAACCCTTATCGCAAAAAAAACAATAGATTAGCAGGAAACATAAGTAAGTCTTTTGAACTACAAGACAAAAACGATTGGTTTTTTAATACTGTTTTAAATCCTTTAATAAAGGATTATATGGAGCACTACACATCTAATGCAACAGTACCTTTGGTTCTTGCAGACAAAGCATCTTATACTTTAAATCAATTGTGGGTTAACTTTCAAAAAAAATATGAATTTAATCCTATACACAATCACGCAGGAGTTTTTTCTTTTGTGATATGGCTAAAAATTCCTTCTAGTTATAAAAAAGAATGTAAATTACCTTTTGTTAAAGACGCTAATACAAAATGTCCTAATACTTTTCAAATGCTTTTTATTAATTCTTTAGGAAAGATTTCTCAATTAGATTATAATTTAGAACCCGAGGATGAGGGAAAAATGTTATTTTTTTCTTCACAATATAATCATTGTGTGTATCCTTTTTATTTATCTGATGAAGAAAGAATTAGTGTTTCTGGAAATATTAGTTTAACAACCAAAATTAAAAAATGAGTTTTAAAAAAAATAAATATACCATTATCCGTCAAGCAATATCAAAAGACCTAGCAGCTTTTGTTGCTAATTATTTTTGTATACAAAAACAAGTTTTAGATACTTGTAGAAAAACAAGATACTTTTCACCATTTGAAGATATACTAGGTCATTATGAAGATGAAAAGGAACAAATTCCAAATACTTATTCTTGTTATTCAGATATTGCTATGGAAACTTTATTACTTAAATGTCAACCAGGTATGGAAAAAGCAACAGGATTAAAATTATATCCTGCATATACCTATGCTAGAATCTATAAAAAAGGTGATGAATTAAAAAGACACAAAGATAGATTTAGTTGTGAGATATCAACTACTATGAATTTAGGTGGTGATAATTGGCCCATATATCTAAGTCCAAATGAAAATGTTGGTATAACTGATTCTAAACCAGGTATTACATTTTCTAGTAAAGCTAAAGGTATTAAAGTAGATTTAAAACAAGGAGATATGCTAGTTTATTCAGGTTGTGAGCTAGAGCATTGGAGAGAAAAATTCAAAGGCAAAGAATGCGTACAAGTTTTTCTGCATTATAACAATCGTAAGACCCCAGGAGCGAAGGATAATATATGTTATTTGGAGCAGACGCATTTTCGGAATTACCTATCTCTACTACTCAGGGAACTAGAGCAGAGATTACAGCTACAGCTACACCAATGACTTTGGCGATTGGTAATTTTAGTATGGAAGTCCATACGGTTATTGAAAACGCGGGAACTAATGCGTTGACATTATCGAGTGCCTTAGCGACTGTTACAGCTCAAGTTACGGTTAACGCAAGCGCAACTCCTCTTACAATGACTTCTACATTAGCCACAGCTAGTGGTTCAGCGGTCGTTAATATTGGTAATAATGCTTTGACTTTAAGCACAACTGATGCTACAGCTACTGGTGGAGCAGTTGTAAATGCAACTTCAACAGCATTAACTTTAACTACTACAGAAGCTGGGGTTATTGTGTGGAATCCAATTATTCCAGGCCCTAATAATGTGTGGAAAGAAATAAAACCTTACGGAGGAACACCATAATATGGCATCAACTTATTCAGGCGATTTACAATTAGAACTTA